CGCCTAGCTCAACTGGCAGAGCACAGACCTTGTAAGTCTGGGGGTCTCGGTTCGAATCCGAGGGCGGGCTTCGCCTCTGGCCCCAGCGAAACCCCTGCTGTCACGGAGGTTTCGCGCTGTTCGGAGGCCTAGGCCGGCTGCTGATGCGTGCCGTTTGGGCACCGCTATGGAAGCGCTATGGAAGCGCCCGCGTGCCGGGCGGACGGCGGCGCCCCTCCGAGGATCAATCCGCCGCCCGCCCGATGCTCCCCGCCATGGCGGCGACCGGGGGAGCAAGCTTTAGCGCCCGCGCCCGCCACGGCCGCTCGCCCGGCGGCGCTGCTTGAGCGAGACCGGCGGCGGCTTCGGGTTGGCCTTCGACGCCGAAGGCTTCTCAGACCTCGGCGCCTTGGGCTCGGGCTTCGCGGTCATCACGACGCTGCGATCCGCACGGCCGCTCCGGTGCGCTCGCCGCCGAAGACGGCGTTGAGCTCCATGCGGACGTTGCCGCGGTTGGTGGTTCCGGCGTCCGCCTCGAAGCGGGCCAGTGTGACCGGCGAGGTGTAGAGCTTGCCGAGCGCCTTGGAGTCGACCACGGCGGCGGCGGGGACGGTCTTGCTGATCCGCTTGTTCAGCCCGAAGATCTGCTGCGGTGCGAAGTTCGCGGGCGCGAACACGTAGTCGTTGACGCCCGAGGCGACGCCGCTGACGAGGGTGTCGAGGGTCTCGGCGTTCGCCGGGGTCAGGAGCAGCGTGTCGGGGTTGTAGCCCGCCGCCATGATCGTGGTCATCGCCTTGCGGATCGAGACCAGGAGCTGATCGGTGCCGGGCGCCTGGAATCCGGCCGTGGCGATGTAGTCGAGCACGAGCTTGTCTAGACCGTCGTTGATCGCCAGCGTCAGATCCTGCTCGATCACGGTGTTGAACGCCGGCTGCTCGAGCTGGATGTTGGGGACGTTGGTGTAGATCGACGCGAGCTGCTTGAGGCTCGTCGCGACGACCGTCAGCGTCGACGCGGACTCGGGCTTGGCGGTCACGGCGTCGATCGCGCGGACGACGTTCGCGGCCGTCGCCAGGGTTCGGGCGGTCTGGGTGAACACCTCGACCGACGTGGCGCCGGCGTCGACGGGAACGCGGGCGAACGCGGGCCACACCCAACGCTGGTCATATCCGAACGGCCCGGCGGTCGCCGGTGCGCGGTTGATGTTGTCGACCGACCCGGTCCAGGTGACGGCGCGGGACTCGAAGTCTTCCCACGGCATGGTCGCGGCCTCGCCGGGGAACCCTCGGCTCCTGAATTCGTCCGCGAGCCCGAGCCTGGGCTTCTCGGTGCTGGCGGCGCGATCCTCGACGTGCAGGCCGCCTGCGGGCGTGGGGGCCGCGCGCTCCTCGGTGGTCTCGGTCGTGGTGGTCTCCGGCTCGGTGGCCGGGGTGTTGTCCTCGGGCATGACGCCCTCCTCCGGCTTGGCCGGTTCGTGGTTGCGCAGCTCGACGGCTGCGTCTGGATACGCGGGGTTGGTGACCACCGCGACGTCTCGAAGTTCGCTGATCTCGTGGATCCGGCGCACGTCGCCTTCCCAGGAGTCGCGCGCGACGCGCATCCGCCACGACCCCGCCTTCAAGTCGCCCCGCTGGACGGCCTCGCGGACGTCCTGGCGGCTCTGCGGCGGATCGACGGCCCAGTGCAGCCCGTCAGCCCGGTCCTCGAGGCTGAGCGTGGTCGGGAAGCGGCCGATCGGCACGCCGACGTGGTCGACGGTGGCGACGAGGTCGTCAAGGTGGGCGGCGTCTAGCGCGCCCGGCTCGATCAGCTCGGACCAGCCGCCCAAATCCCTGCTCTGGGTGGAGTAGGGGATGACGCCGCGGATTCGCTTGCCGTCGACGGTCAGCGGCTCCGAGCGGGTTTCGAGCTGGCCGGCGCGCGGGCGGTCAGGCGACATCGGGTGCTTCCTCCTCCGGGGGTAGGTCTTCGAGGGCGCGGATTTCGTCTCTCCGCATCCAGCCGGTGTCGGGGCTCAAGGCCCGCGTGTAGATCTCCGAGCGGGTGGCGGCGTCAGCGCGGAGGAACCCGTCGACACTGAACTGCAGGTAGGTGCCGCCCGGGCAAACGTCGCTGTCATTAGAGAAGGCGCGCTCGAGCCGCACCAACCAGGGTGTCAACGAGTAGTCGAGGAAGTGCCGGTTACGGTCCAGCGCATTCGAGTACGTGAGGCTGTCTCCGGTCGCCGCGTCGATGAAGTGGGCGGGGACCCTGAAAACCCGCGCAACCTCCCTAGCGGACAACTCGCGTTGCCCGAGGAACTCGGCGTCGCTGCTGCTGAACCCAACCGGCGTGAAGGTGACATCGCCGCTCAAGACGGCCACCCGGTGCTGGTTGAGCGTGCCGCCGTGTCTGATCGCCCAGCTCTCTGTGAGGTGCTCGAGCGCGTCCTTGTTCTGCATCGACGGCGAGGAGAGGATTCCGCTCGGACGCGAGCCCTGCTCGGTAAAGGTCTTCGCCGACTGTTGCAGGCTCGAGCTCAACCCCAGCGCGGTGGCGCACTGGGCGATCGGTGAAAGGCCGCGCAGCCCATCCGCGCTCAATCCCTTGACGTGAAGAATGTCCTCGACGGAGTGCTCGGAGCGCCGGCCGTTTAGGGTGATCGTGTACACGGTCCGCTGGCCGCGCAACTCCACCTCAACCAGGGTGGGGTCGAGCAGCCCGAGGCTGACGATCGTCCCCTCGGAGCGAAACTTCCCGAAAAACGCATTCCCGTTCGTGCAGAGATGCACCATCGCCTGCGAGAACAGATCCGCGCTGGTCGAGCCCGGCGACGGGGTCTGCAAGAGCTGGACGAGGCGGCTATCGCGGCCGGCCTGGACACGCCCCGCGTCGGTCTTGCGGTAGACCTTCGGCGGAAGGCTCGCGACCGAGTCAGCGAGCAACCGCACACAAGCCCACGCATCGCTGACACGCGACCAGTTGCTCTCTGTGACGTCGAGCGGTGCCGACGTCGACCACGGCAGATAGCCGGGCCGCACGTCCTGGGGGGCGAGCGTTCGGTCTTCGGTTGGCTTGTTGCGTGTGAAAAGTCGCATAGCGATGGCGTGACGGAGAGGCGTCCACTGACGCTCTCGTTACATGCAGTCACGCCCTACGGTGCGACTTTTCCTGCCATCCCCCAACGGGGACGTAACCATTGTACACCCTAAACTGGTTTCCGTGACCATCGCACAAGCCACCGCCAGCGAGCCCACAATCAACCCGGGTTACAGGGGGATGGTGGCGTTCTCCGAGCTCATCGGGGACCCACTCGAACCGCACGAGAAGCGAATCGCCCGGGCTCACTTCGGCATCGAACGAGAGGTCTACGCGATTCTGCCTCGCGGCAATTTGAAGACGTCCCTAGCCGCGAAGATCGGTTTGCATCACTTGCTGACCGTGCCCGGCGCCGGGGTGACGATCGGCGCGGCCTCCCGCGATCAGGCCCGGATCGCCTACGAACGAATGCGCGGCTTCGCCCAGACCCCAGCGCTGGAGGACAGCGTCGTCATCCGTCACCTTGAGCTTCGCCATGAAGATGTAGACGGCCACCTGCGCCTACTCCGGGTGATCCCCTCAGACGGCCCGCGCGCCCATGGGCTCTCCAGCACCCTCTACATCGGCGACGAAATGTGGGCGTGGGCGGGAGTCGAGTTACTCGAGGCAATGCAGACCGGCCTCATCAAAAACCCCCACGCGCGGCTGCTCGGGATCTCAACCGCCGCAGCGAGGCTCGATAGCCCGCTTGGCCGGCTGCGTGCCCGCGCGCTGGCGGGCAAGACGATCCGCAAGGGTGCCGTCCTCGACGCGACCGCCCCCGGCCTTCGCTGGCTCGAATGGTCGCTGCCCGAGGACCGCGAGCTAGACGACTTCCCTGCGATCAAGCAGTGCAACCCGGCTGCGTACATCACGATCGCCTCCCTGCGCGAGCAAGCCGAACGCGTGACTCCCCTCGCGTTCGCCCAGTTCCATGCCTGCCGCTGGGGTGCCGCCGAAGGCGCATGGCTTCCCCCCGGCGCCTGGAGCGCCTGCGCCGGAGACTGGGCGCCCGACGACGCGCCCGTCTGGCTCGGTGTAGACATCGGCGGCAGCCGGGCAGCGTCGGCGATCGTCGGAGTCACCGCCGAGCTGCAAGTCGCCGAGGTCCACGTCTACAACGGCGACGAGGCGATCATGGACGTCGTCGACAAGATCATCGACATCGCAAGCCGGCGCCCGGTGATCGAGGTCGCCCACGACCCATGGCGCTTCCGCTCGGAGGCTCTGCGCCTCGAGCGCGAGCACGGGCTCCGGGCGGTCGAGATCCCCATGTCGAGCACGCGCGTGGGCACTATGAGCGAAAACCTGCACTCCGCCGTCGTCTCTAGGCGACTCACCCATCCCGACCACCCCGAACTCAACCGGCACGTCGCCAACGCGGTCGCGAAGCAGACGGCCCGCGGCTGGAAACTCGACAAGAGCGCCGAGGGGGCGCAGATCGACGCGCTGGTAGCGCTCGGGCTCGCTCTCGAGCGCGCCGAGCAACAACCTGAGCCGGTTCGCTTACTGGGCTGGATCTAGTGGCCCTGAAGCCCTGCCTGCGCTGTGGGCGCCTCTCCGAAGGCTCATATTGCCCCCAGCATCGCCGCCGATGGCCATCATCACCAGGAAGGCTACGCGGGCGGCGATGGCAGCAGATTCGCGCAGCCACGCTCGCCACCTTCGGTGGCCGCTGCGCCGACTGTGGCGCCGCCGGCGTCCCGCTGGAAGTGCACCACGTCGATCACAACCACTTGAACAACGCGCAGAGCAACTTGAGACCGCTCTGCCGCTCCTGTCACGCTAAAGGCGGTCGCTAAGCGCCTAGCCTGTGCCAGCGACGTTGTCGATGAAGTTGTAGATCTGGTAGGTCTGCCCGCCCAGTTGGAAGGTCTTCGAATCCAGCGGCTTGGCGCAGACCAATCCATCGCCGTTTCCTTCTGCATCGACCTGATTGTCGGCCTGATACGGCTGGGTGGAGACGTCCCAGGATGTGAAGGACGGGGGGCATCCTGTGTGGGAAGGAGCCGCCGCCGCCTGGGCCGTCACTCCGCCGGCGAGTGCGACCGTGGCAGCCAACGCCCCAGCGAACTTCCTCATAAGAGCTTCTCCTTACTGGGCGAGGACAGCATCTTGGCCCGATCGTCCCACCGGGGCGGTCAAGAGTCAATGGCCACTTTCCTGGGAGCGGACCTTGGCGGCTCTGTTCTTTTCGCCGTTTTTGTACGGTCGACTAGGGAGCCGTGTCCGGTGAGCGGTACTAAGAATCGTGACCGCCGAGTCCAAGCCACTCATTCGGGGGCAAGTTCGGAGGACTGCCCTTACTGGCGTGCCAGGTGTACAGGCGCTCGAGCACCACGCACTTGAGGTCGGACTCGGGCATTCCGTCGAGCGCCTTGGCGACGTCGTCGATGGTGTCAAGCTCGGTGAGTCCGAGGAAGACAATCTCGCCGTTGCGAAGCAGGTAATGCCACTTGGTGCGGCCCGGCTCGTCGAGGAAGGGGTCGCGCGGTTCGTCGGTCATGGCGTCTTACGGGTGCTTGCGCTCTCCCGCCGGCATCCCTTCCTCCTCGCGAGCGATGGCGTCCATGACGCGTGTTCGATGAGTTTCGGACCGGGGGCGCTGAACCCCTGGGCCTCAAGCGCTTCGCGTGCCCGCTCTTCCGTCATTGTCTGCCGGTGCTGTCGTGGAAGGTGAGCATCGGTTCGGTCATCACTCGACCTCGTTGGATAGCAGATTCCCGGCGGTAGGCAGTTTCTGTCCGACCCGATGCGTAAGATTGTGCCACCACGATCCGCACCGAAAAGAGGTAGCACTTGTCCGAACCACACACATTCACCATCAGGCTCGACACCAACCGCCGACGTGACCTCGATGTCCTCGTGAAGGACACGGGCTGGAGCTGGAGCGCGAACCACGTCATCAACCGCGCGATTAAGGAAATGCTCGTGCTGTATTACGTCCACCGCAAGCAGGCGGCCCAGGTGGGCGGACCCCACGGCGACCTGCTGCTTCGCGTGGTGCGCGACTTCGGCGCGGCGATGCTGGTCAACCGCACGCTCGGCTATGGCGAGGACAAGGAGACCGGCGACCCGCTCATCAGCGCGACGGCGCGGGACACCGGAGAGAAGTCGCTCTTCTACGAGGACGAGTACGACCGGCTCATGGTCCAGCGCACGACCGGCGACCTAGTCGAGCACTTCGTGGTCCAGGACGGTGAGCTGCAGCTCGTCAATGCCTACCCGGCCAAAGGCTCACCGATCCTGAACTGACAACCAACGAGGAACGCCGGGCCATCCCAGACCCGGCGCTCACCCAACGAACAAGGAGTACACGCTCATGCAATCCACTGAGGAGTATACGGCCGCCGACCGTGACCTGCTTGACCTGATTGAGGAGCTCGAGGCGGCGGGCAACCACGGCAGTGCTGACTACTACCGGGAGCACCTTGCGGCCGGGCAGGCGATCGAGCGCGGCGACTACCAGGACGCCGAACGAATCCTCAAGCGCCCTTTGGTCGGGAAGGTCTACGTCGCGCCATCCCGCGACGTCGTGCGCTGGGCTCCCGTCCACCGGTTCCGCGCTCGGCGCGCTCCCGCGCACGGTCGTGCTCGCCGGGAGCGCCGCCACGTTGCTCGCGCGACCTCGAGCAGCGACCCCGGCCCCGACGACCCCGACCCACCACCAGCTTGGTTGCCCTGCCCGGCGTGCGGGCAGCCCCTCGTCGAAAAGGGCGCTGATGCGCACTGCGGCGGCTGTCCCGCGACGTTCTGGGGGATGGCGGCATGAGCGCCCGCGCCTACCGCCACATCATCGCCGCGCTTGAGGCCCGCGATCTCAACGGCCGGGACTACGGCGCCCGTGCGAAGTACCAGTGCCCGTCACACGACGATAGGGCGCCGTCGCTCTCGATCACCGACAAGGACGACCGCGCGCTGATCCACTGCCACGCCGGGTGCAACACGCTCGACGTGCTCGGGGTCCTCGGCCTGGACTGGCCGGACCTGTTCGACGAGCCCGCGACCGGGAAGCGCTGGACGAGCGACACGCTGCGGAGAGCCGGCGCGACCGCGACCGACAATGGCCGCGTCACGCTCGGCACCGTCGCCTACCTGCCCGGTGCCACGAACGGGGGGCGCAAGACTCTCGCCGCGGCCGGTGCCAAGCGCGACCTCTGGCCCGACCCCGCCGATGTTCCCGGCGACACGCTCTTCCTCGTCGAGGGCGAGCCCGACCGCGTGAGCGCCGTCCAGCTCGGCCTTCCGGCCGTCGCGGTGCCCGGCACCGGCAAGTGGGCCCCCGAGTGGGCACAGCGGCTCGCCGCCGGGCGGCAGCGCGTCGTCGTGATCGCAGACTCAGACGAGCCGGGT